GTGCTAAGAAGTTCCAAGTTCAAGTCTCTACACGAAGAACAGCCGATCCCCTTTGTGGGAGTCACCAAAGTGTTGCCTCCACAACCAATGCAGTTCTTCCATTGGGGGGAAAGCTTAACATTAAGCAGAACATCGCGGCGGCGGTGAACTGCTCCCTGTGTCTTGACAGCAGGATTGGTTGGGTGAGGGTCGTTAGAAGCAACCAAGATGATCCAAGGATGGACAGTCTTCTGTTTATCGACAGTGTCTGAAAAAGCTCCAGTGTAAATTCCATTTGATTTGATGTGGATGAGCTCCAGTAGATCTTTTGCTTCAGTGTCATTTTTAGAAGCAAAATCATCGTACTTCAGAATCTTGTGGGTTGGTTCCCAACCATCAAACCACTCGGTGCCTGCTGATTTAGTGAATATTGGATCATTTATGACTTTGCAACCGATGTCCAAAAGCATACTGTGGCCGATGTCGTCAAGCCAATCGCTCTTTCCTGTTCCAGGGTCTCCCGTGAGATAAACACAAAATGGAACTCTGCGAGCTAAAGGTCTATTAAAAGACTGAACGCTCTTAACACTTAATCTGTGAAGACCTTCGACAGTGCGAGCAAGCAAAGGTGTCCAATTTTTGTCCTTAACTTTAGATTCCAGTAAAGAAACCTGGAGCTCTTTGCCGTACTTAAGCATTTTATACAAGTACTTCACATTTTTTCTGTCGCAGAGAACCGAAGTTTCGTTCTCAGGCATCAAGAGCTCGTTGGCCGATCTTATGTACTTGGAAACCAACTTCTTTACTTCGCTCGAACTATAGACTTCGAACAGATAATCATTAGGATAGAATTTCTTGTAGATCCTGTTAGCAAAAAGCTTAAAAGAATCCACAACAAGCTCTATAAAACCTATGATCTTTTCCATCATGGTCCCAAGTCTGAACAAAGCCCCTATCTTCTTAAAGAAGGAGTCGTTTTTCTCGTATTTCATACCACAGAAATCGCAGATGCACTTCCAAAAAGACTCAATGTCCTTCTGACCAGCATCTGCTCTGAATCCGAAAAGCTTTTTCCACGATTTCTTAAGGAAGGACTTAATTCCATTAATTGAAATGTTTAGAGACGGGGTCGGGAGAACTTTAAGCAAAATGCTGCTGATCGAAAGGATGAAAGTCCGGAGGGTTGGATTGTTGATGACATGTAAAATTTGCAAAATGACATCGGCATAGTTGCGTAGTCTAGCATCATTACTGATAAAATCCGAGAAGGATTCAGTGCATCCTTTAAAGGATTTAGCTGAATCACTGGCAGACTCCGATATCTTCTCAAAGCTCTTTGCAATGCGCTCAATGTTGGTTCCGATCTTAAACATATCAGGCCTAAACTTAGAGTGGACTGGACCTGGATTACTCTCAACATCGCCATCCTCCGTAAGGTCTTTGAATGGAACAATGGCAGGAACTCGAATACCATTAGCACCACTGTAATAGTTGGAGGTTTCAATGATGGGCAAATTTCTCTGAGGGCAGCCGTTGAACACGTATTGATGGTGATCATCACCCAATGAGCGATAAACATCGATGTTTAGAAGAGCCAAAGGACCTGAGAAGCGAAAAAATAGGCTACCAAGATCTCTATTGCTAGAAATGTTTGATTCAGACCGGGTAACTTGGAAGCTTGAATTGATGCCGTATCTCCCATAGGTATAGTGGGGAATGTTGATGGTGTTAACATTGTTGCGGTTCAAACTGTAAACCTGAGTGGAATATCCGGAAGGGACGCAGAATCTACCAGAGTTATCACTCAATGAATAACCTGAAGAATCTCCAGGAACATGGGTAACTGTCATGGTGATGCCGCTTAAAGAACCGCTAGTAGCGGAAGAAACACAGAGGGTGTAATCAAGGCTTCCACGCCAAAATCTGAACATGTCTGAAATTTTCGTGATCTTGTTATTTCCATTAACATAGGGAAGATTGTTTATGTTCCGAACGTTGGGCATGCCTGTGGTCAAAGACAATCTGCTAGTGTAGGCCGTGGGATCGAAATCAATTGAAGAGCTGCTATCTGACATTCTGACCCATAATTCCTTCCTTCTGAGGAGGGTTTTAAGATCATCATGCTTCTCTCCACCAATTTGAAGTGCCAAACTATGATGGGCAGTTGGAAAAAGGTCAATCACTCTAGGTGAAGCTTGGAATCGAAAATCTTCACCATGCACTAACATGTCTGGTCTGGCCTGAATTGGTCCAGCTGGAACTGGAACACTAGCGAAGGGCGATGGAATGATGGTT